GCCGCGCCGTCCACCTGCGCCGAGTTCATGTGCTCCTCGCTCTTCGACCCCGACATGGCCAGCGGTTTCCACCTACGCAGCCCGAAGTTCGAGGCAGCGGAGCCGCGGCCTGAGCACGAAGAGGCGCGGGAGCTGGTGTGGGAGCACACGATGGAGGTTGTTCGAAGGCTGGCGGTGGCCCCGGCGGCCGGCGGCGGAGTCCCGAGCGCGTAATTGCTCGTACTCATGTCATGTCGATCAACACCGCATAAATTGAACTACATACGTTGCGTTTGAACACTTGACTTGTCGCGCGGACCTGGATAAAGAAGGGGACGCCGGGCCCGACGGTGCGGCTTCATGGGGCAACGTCTGGAACCAGCTCCTCCGGGTCCTCCAATTGGATATATAGGTGGGGATGGTTGTGCATCAGAACCAACAGCATTAGCGCCGCCGCCTCCTCCGCCTCCCCAGTTACCATGTTGAGGTGTGTTATAAGTTTGTCCAGCTCCACCAGTATTCCCTTGTGGGGGTGAAACTGGAGGTGTATTTCCAGCTCCGCCTGGTTGAGTGTAAGAACCTTGGCCCGGATAATAATCTCCTCCGCCGCCACCAGATCCTCCTGATCCCGCAGCACCAGAACCAGCGCCGTGTCCGGCTCCACCACCAGCGGATGTTATTGTTGAAAATACTGAATCTTGTCCGGCAGTTCCATCTCCAGGAACCCCAGCTGCTCCACCTGCACCAATTGTAATAGGGTAAGATCCTGGTTCTAATTCGATTGTTGTTCCGCCAGGAAAAGAAGTTCTAAGTCCACCAGCTCCGCCGCCGCCGCCAGCTGTGCTAGAACCTCCGCCGCCGCCACCTGCGATATTTAAATAATCGAAAATTACGGGGGCACTTCCGCCACCTGATCCGAAGCCTAAAACTCTATAACCAAAAGACATATTTCTTTCCTCCTATTAAGTTTATGCGTCGTTAGCAGCGTCTGTAGTATAAAATAATTTAATTCCCATTAATCGTGCATCACCAGTAAAGGTATCGCTGCCGTCGGCTGCATCTCTGTATAATTGAAAAAATGTTAAATCGTCATCAGCTGGTGTTCCTGCAATTGTCATTGCAGAACTTACTGAAGAAACAAGTACGTCTTCAACGGCACCGCCTCCAGCATCTGTAACTTCTTGAGCCGTTCCAAAAACAACATCGGCTGTGTCATCGTTAGAAACACTCACTCCTTGTAATCCCATAATACAGTTCCCTGTATTCGTATTACTTGGAGCCCAGAAATATTGGAAAGTTACTGTTCCTAAATTCCATGATTTAGGCATTGCAATAGCAAACTGTGCGTATTCCGCTGTACTTGCATCATAGTCTAAAACTTTTAAATCGGGTCTTGTTGCTGTTGTTTCAACTTGTTGAGCATCAGCACCATTTGTTGTAGAGCCATACATCGCAGAAGCAGGAACCCAAATAGTTTCTGTGCCTGCAATTTTAACGGCTGCTGTTCCTGATTTAAGAACACCTGTTCCTAATGGATTAATATTAATATCTACATTAGAATCTGAAGATGAGGTCGCAGAAACTGTTGGACCATTTCCAGTTGCTGCATTTGCAAGAGTCAGTTCATTGATTGCTGATCCAGTAGCAGTTAATTTTAATAATTCATTAGAGTTTGTATCTAAAATAGATGTACCAATAATTGGTGAAGTTAAAGTTTTGTTTGTTAAAGTCTGTGTGCCATCAAGAGTAACGGTTCCCATTCCAACATCAACGATGTTAGGATTAGTTCCATCATCACCTGCAGCATAAATAATTTTAGTTCCTTTGTCTGTAGCTGACCAAGTAACACTAGAGCCTGATCCAGAAACATATTTAAATTGAACTGTATATGCACCTGATGAGCCATTTGTTATAATATAAAAAGTTTGAACGTCTAAAGGAATAGTTACTACAGTGTTTTCACCAATTGTTCCTGTGAATTTTATAATTCTGTGTGCAAGTGTAGCTCCTGTTGATCCATCACTTACGGATAATGTAGTAGGAGTTGAGGCTATAGATTGCTCTACATAGCCACCAGAAATTTGTTCAATGATTTCCCAGTTAGTATTAGTAAGTGTACCCCATGTTCCGGCTTTTTCGCCAGTTGTCATTAATTGAACGCCAAGAGGTGTATAATTCGATGCCATAATTTAATCTCCTAATTTAAGCGCTGTGCTCTACGTATGTATAAGAAGTATTGCCTGTAATGTCAATATCTTTATACCCAAGTGGTGCTACGCCAGTTGATCCCAAATTAACATTAAATGCTAGACCCGTCAAGCCTACAACATCAGCCGGTGAAATTGCTCCTACACTAGAACTTATAGCACTAAGTGTAGATAATCCTACGGCCATATCGGCAACAACTAGATCTGTATCTAAAGTACTTGTAATACCTAACCCGGTTAGATTTATTAATTCAGTAGGAGTAAAGTCCATACCTGCAGAATTTAAAGCGCTTGTGATAGAAAGCCCACTTATCTCATAAGTCATCGTGTGAGCAACGCCGCTAGAATTTAAAGCAGAGGTAATATTAAGGCTTGCTAATCCTTGACTATGATCGGCTCCATTGTTGATAGCTGGAGTTCCTAGACCAGCACTAATTGCACTTGGGCCAGTGATACCGAAAATAAAATCATAGTTTAATGTTAATGAATCATTAAGAGTTGATGTAATTTCTAGACCTGTAGGAGATGCAATAGTTAATTGAGTAGTTGTGAAACTAAATGTTCCACCCCATCCAATTTGTTCATCCCAAGGAGCTTCTCCCCATGCTCCAGGACCTTGCGCACTAGAAATTTCAAATGAATCAGTTAGTACAACTGTTGTAGTATTTTGGCCCCAGTTACCATAACCCCATTCATCTCTACCCCAACCTTCTTCTGATTGAGCATAAGGGAAAGTTCCTAAAGCTGTGGTAAGCGCAAAACCGGTTAAAGCAAGAACAGGGTCATAACTATCGCCCCAAGGTTCACTTCCCCAATCATCTCTTCCCCATCCTTGTTCAGAAAAAGCTGGAAAGTCGGTGTTAAGGGCACTGACTATCGATAGACCACTTGGGTATACAGTATAATTATTCTGTTCGCCCCAGTTCCCTTGTCCCCAGGTTGTTCCCGATTCTCCCCAAGAGTTAGCCATAAGGATTTACCTCCTTACGATAATCTTAGGATAGCTGAGCTAGAGTCGTTAGTTGGAAATTGTATTGTGAAAGTTCCAGATGAAACTGTTTTATCCCCACCAAAATCAACAGCGCATACTGCCGCGTTTGTTGTCAATCCAGTAATTGTAGATGAATTATATATTAAGCATCCACGAGCTGTGAAAGAAGCTGATGTCCAAGATGTGTCAGAAAAATCTGTGTAAGAAGTTGTCGTACTTGTGCCAACCCCTGTGTTCGTCAGAGTATTTCCACCAGCAGTGTATCCAGTTCCGGAGACTTCATTAGAAGCGCTGTAAGCGGTTGTCGTAGTACCTAAAGTCGCGCTGCTAGTATATAATGCAATTTTAAAAACACTTCCAGCTGGAGTTGCTCCAGATGTATCAAAACTATGTAAGCCTTTTAACATTTCGGCTTTAAAACTATTTGTTATTGCTGATGTTATAGCCATAATATTTTTCTCCTAATTTACGGTGACGGAGATTGGATCGGAATTCTTACAGTACCATCTGTATAATCGTCTCGTCTTCGTCTACCAATTTGCTCAATTGCAAACTTCTGTACCTCTTGTTTATATTTATTTTCATATAATGTCAACATATCTATCGGACCTTTTAAGAAACTATATGCCTCCGACAGACAGCAATATAATAGGCCATTAGGAAAGTTAAGACTTATATAATTAGTATCATTGTTCTCTAATAAAGCTGGGGCTGCATTAAAATGAACCCTAAATTTGTAAGTTGTATCAGGGACAGGAGCAAACATCATTCTACCAGATGTAGTATCAGACTCTCCTGTACCACCACCAAACATAGCATAATATTT